GAGGCGCTCAGGGGACAATGAATTTATGAAATCGTCCCCATAATTCGCGTGCTTGACGTAACGGCGGAATTCACCAATCTCAGCATCAGGGTAAGCATGTTTGTATGCGCAGCGATTCATCAAACTGTTGTCCAAACTGTTCAAATTGACGGTTACCGGAATGCCACTTGGAGTAGAACCCGACAGAATCACGGCCAATTTGGCGTAAGCAACCAAAGGAGAGAGAAATTCGTGCGCTAGACAATTCATTATGTAAAGATCATGAGCACAATACTCTCCTATTGATGCCAACTTAATGAGGGCCCAGTAGGAGTATTCACTAACTCCACTTGCTTTGTAAAGATCAAACTTTGGGTGATCACCATCAAAAGCATGTGGAAATGTCTCAAATCTCGTCCACAGATCTTCCCAGGCAGGTGATGTAGCATTGATGCCAACGCAACACTCGCTCCACCCAGGAAGCATCTGCAGCAAGCGGATGACAGGTGTGAAATACTTCCTGCACAAGAGAACTGAAGCGATCTCTCCGACCATGAAAAGACGAACTTTCTCCTTAGTCACAGGTGTTGGTTCGTCTTTTGGAGTCGCAACGAAAAGGAATGGAACGCGCTCACCCACCTCGAATTTCTCCAAGGCTAAGTTGACTTGTTTCCAAACCTCCTCAAGAAACTCCTTACGTTCGTGGCCAAGATCATCAAGAAACTCAGTTACCCAAGCCTTCTTACCTCCCGGAAAACCTGCTCCCATGGACGTTGACCAATTCAGAGCATCGATGAACTTAACCCCGTCTATTCCATTCAAAACCTCAGCCCAAGTGAGAGGGCGCAAGGTCTTGAGAACCGGTGACGGGATCTTGTTTTCAAAGAAGACTGATAGCCAATCCAGCACAGCCCAATCTAGATGCTCAGGGGGTAAGCCGGGAGAGCCAACAATAGCATATATAGCTCCTTTTGGCCACATTGACCTACCAAGGCGGGGAGGACCAAAATCACCAGTATCGAACTTTTCACGAATTGATTGTGCTATGAAGCTATCCACTGCTCTGCTCTTGTAGAACGCCGTGCAGGGGCGCAAGCCAACGTATATAGCTCCTTGTGGCTCCTCATTGTGGTCCAAACCTTGAAACTCCTCAGGGGCATCTGATCTTGTCAAAACTTCTGGCCAGTGGGTATTATCCATATGTGACTCTGGTAGAGGACCGGGAAATTTCGGAAAGCGAGAATCATTCTCTGACAGCCATACAACTTGATCCTGCACACCCCCTTTTTGTGGGGGCACTTTGGACAGTTGTGTTTTCCCATTGACTACGGGATTAACAACTTCAGGATCAATCGCCAAAGGCAACAAAACTCCGATCTTCTTGACAAAGTGCTCATCGGCCCGCCTAAACGCTTCCTGCGTAGGGCAATACGAGACACCCACAGTCCAATCATCTTTAAGACAAGCAAAATGCACACCCAAAATTGACGGTTTTGAACCTTGTGCGAAATAAAATCCTCCACACATCCCTTTCTGTGTTTTGAGAGGGAACTTCCACCGAATGGTAGGTATGCCCTGACTGTTGATGTTGGAAATGCCGGAAACAGGTACAGGATTACGCAGTTCGCCAGTGGACAGCCGAGAATGATAATTGGCTTTGAGCACTGTGGGAGTGGCATTGAAGAAACTCCGAGTGTTGGCGAAGGAGCGAAAATTCAATTTTCCAATTGCAATTTTGCTTGGATCATTATCATCTCCAAACCTGCCATCCGGCACCCAAAACATTGAAGGTGAGACTGTCAAAACTTTTCTGTCGAATTTGTCTGGCCCCGCCACCAAAAGCCACTGTGTGACTTCGGTTGGGGCGTCACCAATCCCTACTATGCACAAATGAGTGTCATAAAAGTAGGCATTGCACAGGAACTTCCACTCATCAAGGTGGTTTTTCCTAAAAACATCGACCAAACCTTTTTCAGCTTTGGTTATCATCTGGGCTTCAGTCATTCCATTGGGAGGGCGATAATTTGCGCGCTTATCGACAATCATGCGACGCCAAACATCTATCTCCTTTTCTTTGGCTTTCACGGCTTCCGAAGTTACAGACATAAAACCTTGGTATACCTCAGCGCGTTCTTGTTTGAGACTGGGAGGCTCCTTCATTGTATACGGCTCCGACATAGTCATCTCCGAACAAGGTTCAACAGAAGGGGGATGCTCATCCTGATCAACATACCTCCAAACAGTCGGATTCGAACCAGGAACTTCCACCCACTTTTCATTGCCGGAAAAGACACTCTTCACCTCACTGTACATCTCCCCTGGAGGAGGAGAATAATCAGCGACGGTCTTAGGCATGTCAGGAGATGTTAATGGAGTATCGACCGAAATCAAACTCAAATCTCCCGTTGCTCTTATTTCTCCAGGCAAATCATTCGGGGCATTTGGATCACGAGGGATGTCCTCAACCCATTCCTTGTAGAGCCACCTAACTGCTTTGTACCCTCCATACATCGCCGCAGCACCTATAAAAGTACCAAGCAACATTTTGAAAGGTGCCGCAAATTGGACGAATTGAGCATCACGCATATGGCCC